ACCCGACACGTCAGACCAGTTTGCACCGTAGTCCGTGGACTTGTGGATGGTGACCGTGCCCGACGTATCCACCACCGCAAACAGATGGTGCGTCTCTGCGGTAGTATCGTAATGCTCAAACAGAAAACGGACATCCCCCGTAAGGGTGGTCGTGTTGCGCTTCTCAATACCTTTCCGACCGCTGAGCCGGGAAAACTGGTCAAGGACCGTGTTCTCCAGCCGCGTGGCCCACTCAGGCCCAAGGATAGCTGCGGAAGCCTGGGAGTTAAGTCCGCTAAAGGCCGGTGCGTTGAGCGGTATGTGCAGGAGCGGTGCTCCTCCGTGCATACGCTCCGCCATCAGTCACGTCTCCACTCGTAGCGGTCAGCCCTTATGTACGCACCAATCTCCTTTTCCGTTTCTGCGGCAAGAGATTCGATGTAGCGTCGCTCGGCTAGGTTGCCGGGCTCCCCAAGCTCTTCGCCGCGCTCGTTCAGCGCGTACATATACGCAAGCTGGAACACGGGACGCTCCGGGATCAGAAAATTGACGTTATCCGTTGTGCCGTCCGACGCCAGACGGGCTGGCTTCGTCCAGAACATCAGCTCGATGACTCGGGTAGCCGTGGGCGAAGGAAAAATTTCCATGAATAGGCGACGGCCATTGCTGGCGTCTGCCTCTCGGTAGATCGTGAAGTAGTAGGGCTCCGGTTGCGTGCTGTCCCGGTCAAGGGACTTCTGGTAGCGGAACGCCTCGGGAGAAAGGAAGGTAAGGGGCGACGGACTGTCGTCCGCATCGCTGTCGTACATATAGACTTCGGGCATATCGCCGTTGAAGAACAGCAACTCCGAGTCTACCGTGGGAACGCGGGTATCCGAGTTGCGGATATTCCCGCTGTTATTGGCCTTTGCGTCCAAACGATACTCTACCGTACCGGCAGAGATGTCTACGTGCACCAAATGCTTCAGACCTTCCCACTTGTGCTCGTCCAGCACTTCCTCGTAGCAGTCTGCCACGATCTCCGCCAGGAGCTGTGAGTAGGTGTTATCCGTAGTACCCGTAACGGTGTCTTCCCGCAAACGCCGCAGGAGCCTGTTGACCATTTGAAGCTGAGTTGTTGCCATCTAAAGGCCCCTCCCGTTTGAAGGAAAGCCCCCTCCCGAAGGAGGGGGCTTCGTCTTACAGTGCCTTAGCTCGGCACAACCACTGCGATACCTGCTTCCGGACGGAGCAGACCACCACCGAACAGGGTGTCAGCGGTGAAGAGGTCACCGAGCCATTCCTGCTTGTACTGGGTCTGGGTGCGGGGAGCGAGCTGCTCGATGAACACCACACCTTCCTTATGGAAGTAGGCTGCTGCACGGTAAGCCGTGGAGTCGTCATCAGCAAGCACCGTGGGGCAGTTGCTGGAGACGTACACGGTTGCACCGTACAGGTCGCCGACGTAGCCCGTGCGGGCCGCGTTGTCAGCACCGCCTTCGCCGATCTGGTTCCAGATGGTGAAGCGGTCAATGCCGAGAATCTTGCGCTTCTCGACGGGCGGGATCACAAACGCACGACCCATGGAGGGCACGTCGTTGTCATCCAGCTGTTGCATCATCAGACGCATACCTTCGTCCGTGATGGTGGAGCCGTTACCCGTGTTGGTCGAGGCGGAACCGTCCCATGCCACAAGTGCGCCACCGGAGGGCGTACCGATTACGGCCTTGCCGTAGTCGGCGGTGGCTTCGGTGGTGGGAGCGGCGTCTGCACCTGCGAAGCGAGCCATTTTGTCGTGAATGAAGGAGTCAACCTTCTTCGCGAGAGCGTAGCCTGCGTCATCGGTGTAGAAAGCCCGCAGCGAGTCGTCTGCCTGCACGGACACGATGTCCTCAATCAGGCGGCTGTACTCGAAGTGCTGGTCGATCAGGTACGCGGTCTGCGTCTCCTGGTTGGCAATCAGCGTAACCTGGGTCTCAGCTGCCTTGGCGGAAGCGTCGCCCCGGTTCGGGCGCGGCACGTGAATCGTGTCACCCTTGCGACCACGATGGTTCATCGTAACGACAAGGGGCTGCATCACAAGGTTGGACTTGTATGAAGCAACGATTTCATCACTCCAAAGCTCCGGTACGAACGCGGAGTTGGAGCGAGTGCGAGAAGCCGCAGTGGCTTCGGTAATAGTTACGTGGTTAGTTCCAAGTGCCATTGTAGTGTGCTCCTAACTAAAAAGAGTCAATCGACAAGACGACCCTCAGCGTAAGCACGTGCAATATCAACCTGGTTTTCCTTCAGAAACTCTGCTGCCTTACGGTCCCCCTGCTTAGCACGGATACGTAAGTCCAACAGTTTCTTTCGGGAGAAAGTGGATTCCGACTCAGGGGAGTCGGGGCTACCGCTTTCCAGCGTACCCTTAGCTAGATCCGCATCGCGTTCCGCTTTGCGCTCCGACTGCTTGACTTGCTGGGAAAGTTGCTTCTTCTCGTAGTACGAGAGGAGGACCTCTTCCGCAGCATCAAGATCGCCTTGATCCCCCGCCATAACCAGGCGCTGGCGTACGGGCGTATTCGCCCACTCCTGCACCCAGTTCACAAACTCGGGAGTTCTGACTTCATCCTGCCAGCCGTCGTACTTATTGTTCATCTGGCTAAGGCGGTCGTTAAACCGCTCTTGGTACAGCTGTTGCTCCAGGCCGCTAACACGTTGGCTAACAACCTTCTCGATAGTCCCTTTCGGATCGTCGTAAAGGGCGTCAATCGAGATGTCATCGCTTTGGGTCTGTTCGGTTTCTTTAGACCCGCCTTGGGATTCCAGCGCAAGGAGTTGCTCAGAGAGCTTTCGATACTCGCCCAGGTCGTTTCCTTGGCGACTGTAGGCTTTCTCCAGCTCCGTGTAAGACTTGATGACGTCCTCAATGGACTTATCCTTGAATCGTTCGGGGACCTCCGCAGAGTTTTCCGCTTGGCGGCTCTCCGAGGCCTCCGACGCTTCTTGAATCTCAGTCTCTAGCCCGTCCTCTTGCTTCCGTGCGTAATCTTCGTACTTCAAAGGCATAAATGCCGACTCCTCTCTCAAGTTAGCGGGACGACAATGGTTTCCCCGCATAGATAAAAACGGTCCCGAGGTCTCGGATTGTCCGTTTATTTACTTCTCAAGCTCTCGGCGCTTATAAAACGCCTCGCGCTCGTAATCAGTCTTCGTCCCGTACCGGGTGTTGTTGCTGTCTTTCATCTGGCCGTAGGCAAGTTTCTTATGCTTCTCGTCCCATCGTTTAGCCATGGTCGGGAAGTCCTTGTCTACGCCCATCCGAGGGTCCAGCATCGGTACAGAGCGAATCACTAATTGGGCAGTTCCCTCACAGTGGTGGCAGTGATGGAAGTGCCGTTCTGTCGATTCTGCAAGCGCCTCAAAGTAGCGATCACAGTGGGGACAGTGGTAGTCATACATCCGCAGCATCGTCGCCTCCTAGAGCTTCCTCTTCGATCATGGCAAGCTGGTTTAGAACCAAGTCCTCCAGGTTTGCCACCATCCGGCATTGCTCTACGCGACCTTTCAGAAACTGCGTGTCTCCCCAATCCTTGGAATACAACACTGCTTCTTTTAGCTCTTCAGCGGATTGAAGTAGCTGGTTTACTACAATTCGCCATCCTGGCTCCTCAAAGACCTTCTGCATCTCCTTGAGTTCAGCTACTACCTTGTCGTTGTCCGATTGCACGGGCTAGTGCCTCCTGCCGCTGGGTATCTGCCACCTGCGTCTGTACGCGCACTTTCTGCGCTGCTACAGCCGCGTTTGACGCGTTGATCTGGACCTTATCGTCTTCCAGATCGTCCTTCGTCAGCGTGAATTGGGTCTCCGCTTGTAGCTTGGCGATCTCTGCTTGCGCCTTGGCGTTCTCAAGCTCTTTCGCTTGCATTTCAAGCATCAACATCCGCTGTTGCAGCTCTTGCATCTGTTGCTGCATTTGCTGCTGCTCGGGCGTCGGCCCTTGCGATAGCTGGCGAATTGCGTTCATAAGCTCTTCCTTGTTCGCGGAGGAGCTATTCTCAAAGATGGCACGTACAACCAGCATGTGAGCAGGCGAGTTCGGCGGAATATAACCAAGCATGTTGGTCAGGTTCGTATTCTCGACTTCCTTAGCCATGATCCCCATGGCGGAGTCGATACGGAACTTCATATCCACCGGATAACGCTCCGGGTCGTACTGCATATAGCGCCAAAGGCTTTTACGGACCAGCGGTCCCAAGAATTGGCGCTCAATGTTTTGCATCGTGCGCTTGGAGCGCTTAATGAAGCCAGCTTGTAGCTGACTGATGCCACTGGCGGTGCTGTTTCGCGCATTGACGCCAACGGGGGTTGCCGAGTCCATCGCCCCGGTTCCCATTTGGATCATCCGCTCCAGATCACCCGTGTGCTGGAAGGTGTTAGCAAGGATCGAGGGATTACCGAACTGTAGCGGCTCCAGGATCTCGCTGGGGCGACCGCGGGTAAACACCGTCTTGCCGGGGCGTACCCGGAAGTCTGCGTTGCGCGGTAGCCGTGATACGTCTGCCCCCATCATCGGGGCGGACATTAGCGCCAGGGCGTCGATACGAGCCCGTAGCTCTGCATCAAGGGCCTTTTGAGGGTTATAGCCTTTCTCGGCTACGCCTCGGCCCCAAAACTCTCCCGGCACGCTGTCGTGTTGATACGCGACGTAGGGCCGGTCCTTCATGCGGTAAGGATTCTCCACCGCACGTAGCACAAATCCGTCTTCCGTAAGGGTCACAAGGGCCTCGACCATGCCGCTGCCCTTGGCATCGGGAAGGAGCACCGCAGGAACCTTGCCTGCGTACTCTACTAGCTTCACAGAGCTGTCCCGCAGGTCCACGTTGGCCGTGATACCCGTACCATCCGTGTCCGGGCGCGTGCCCGTCTAGGGGCTAAGCTCGCCCTTACGGTAGATCTTCTGCCGCTGCTTTTCCCGAATGGTGTGCATCGGCTTGATAACTTCGTGGGCGACAAACATCGCCTCTTCGATGTTGGTAGCAGCCGGGTCGATCAAGAATTGATCGGGACGCACGGCTTCGACGGGGACGGATATACGCTCCACCTCCGTCGTCTCCCCCCGGGGACCGGCTTGTAGCTCGGTCTTCTTGGCTACGTTGATCTTGGCGATCCCCGTGCCGTAGATAGCCCCCATAAGGATAGCGTCGCTGATAGAGCGCTGCACGCCATCTAAGCTGAAGTCTTCCAGCAGCTGGTTGCGATAAATGATCGCGTCTTCTTTATTCTGGTCGGCAATGTCGTCGGTGACGTCGAACCACGCTTTGCGAGAGAAGATGGCTTCCTCAATCTCGCTGACGGTCATCTCGATTGCCTGGGACAGGGCGGGCGCGATAAGGCGGCTCCGCTCGCTGTCAGTGTTCTTGTCCTGCTCTGTAAAGAACCCCCGCCATAGACGGGTGTACTCGTCCCAGCGAGTGCCATACTTGGTGTCGCGCACGTCCCGTGCGTGATCCACCTTCAGCAGAATAAACTCTGCAAGGCCAGAGAAGCCTTCGTATTCTTGGCGCGCGTCGTTCGGGTTGTTGGTCTCCCCGAATTGGTTTTGTATCGCCACGCTTTAGCTCCCCTTAATAGCCTGCAACATCGTCCATTGGCTCCCACTCGTCTTCGACTTCAAAGCCGTCGAACCATGGTTCCGCCATTTGATCCACGTACGACACTGCATCAATGAGGTCGTCGTGAGATAAAGGGGACGGAAAGTCTACACACTGGTCCAGGAAGTCTTTGTTCCACGGGGCCTTCAGGAGACTTATGCGACCCTTTTCCGCGCGGCCTTGAAGGGCCCACGCGATACGGTCCGTCTTTCGCTGATTCCCGTGCGACAGTTCCCAGATCGGAAAGTACACCCCCAGGCGATTCATCTCGTCCTCGATGTAGGGGGTAACGGCGTTCTTTGCCATGCCCTTCTCAACGCCCAGCTTCACGGGCTTGTAGTCCCGATACGCCTTTACTATCCGAAGTGCGGTCTCTCTAACATCCCACTGACCGTAAATAAGATCAACGACACACCATCCGCCAGCGTGGTTGAGGATTACTGCGATGGCGTGATCGTCAAGCTTCTTCACCTTTCGCCCTCCCTCGGTTTTACTGAAACCGGCGAGGTCGATTGCTACGTAGTAATCCCCCGGGTAGGGGACGTTCTCCACGACATCAAACATATCGCGGGTAAGGACAATACCGCCGCCCGACTCAAAGGATGCCTCGATCTCCTGCCGGAAACGCTCCTCCGACATGTTCTCGGACATCATCGAGATTTCCTGCGCAGGCAAAAACGGGTTGTCCATCGACTTGTAGGTCCAGGCGTGCCACGAGTCTCCCTCTTCTTGCAGCGCGTGTGCCCACAACTCGTAGAAGTGGTTCTTGCCGTCGGGGGTGCCGATAAACAGCGCTCCCCCTTCGGCCCGAGCCAAGGCGGGGCGGATAATCATCTGCCACACCTCTTCCTTCATAAAAGCGTACTCGTCCATGACTACGTAACTAAGGCCAACCCCACGCAGACTGTCGGGGCGGTCCGCACCCTTAATGGAGATGCGACGACCGTTGACTAGCGTGAGTACGCCCTGGTTTTCGTACTTCTGAGCAATAAGTTCAGACCCTAGCTCCTTCAGAAGGGGCCACAGGATCTTTTTCCCCTGCTCGTAGGTCGGTGCGACGTAGTACACTTCTTCCAACGCAAGGTCTACTTCTATCCCGTCGCTTCGTACTTTGGAGTTCTTCGCCGCTTCTACGAATAATGTCACGGCTGCAAGATACGATTTCCCGAAACGACGGCCAGCCGCAACGACCTTAAAGCGGCTGGGGTCTTCAAAAATATCAAGCTGGTGCTTGTGAAGACTGATATTCACTTGTACGTCCTTTCAGGACTAGCAAGTTTCAAAGGTACGTCCCTCCGGGACTAGCGTTTTTTAGCTTGCGATGCTTTAATAGCGCGAAGCTGCCTTTCGGCGGCGGCTCGGGTTCTGTGGACGGCTCGTGTTCCTTCGACTTGCCATCCGCTTTTTACCTTTCTTACCGGCACCGTAAGCCACCTTAGTAGCCCTGGGGCTTGGAACCGCCCATAGCACCGCCCTTGACGGGGCTCTTCATGCCCGGACCAGCTTTGTAGGGCTTGGAGCCCATGCTGGACTTCGACTTCACACCCGGGCCCTTCTGGGCGTAGTCACTGCACTGGTTCATGTTCGCCATCTTCAATATCCTCGTTGTCGACTTCAATGATTTCCGCCTTTTTAGAGGCGGAGTCGGTGGTGGAAATGTTAATCTGGACGCTTTCCTTGCCCGCAACCGTGTTATCCGCGGCGCTTTTGGACATGATTGACGCCCAAACCAGCTTTTGGCTGTCTTTGTCGCCTTCAAGTGCTTGATTTACAATCAGATTTGCCACTTGAAGCATTTTATCTGCGTTATCTTCCCTGACGGCCTCCTCGACCATCAGTTTGAGCATGGTAACCTTGTTCTTTGAGCCCTTTGGGCGTCCATTTGGGTTACCGCTGACTCCCTTCAGGAAGCGCCCGGTGGTGTCGTCTCGCACCACGGGGGCAGTTTCTTGCTGTTTTTGATCCGGGTCCGGGTTCATTTCTTGTACTTTGCCTTTCCCCAGCTTATCCGTTTAGAGCTTGTCTTCTTTTTTGCCGCTGTTTTAGCTGCGGCGGACTTAGCCTGGGACGCAGGACGGCAAGCAGGATAAGATTTACGCTTATCGTCTTTACCGGAACGCCCGCAGGGCTTCCCGGTCTTTACGTCTCGCCAGTCTTCTCGAAACCACTTGCGAAGGGATTCCCCCTTCTTCGTCTTCCGGACAGCCATTACTTCTTCTTCCGAGACTTGTTGCCCCAATTCTTGGCACCCACCTTCCGGCACTTAGCCACGGCGCCGCTAGCATAGGCAGAAGGCCACACCTTGTAGCGAGCTTTTACCTTGCGAGCGCAAGCGTCATTTGCCTTTTTTCGGGTTGCCATCACGACCTCCTGGATTTGCTTCCGCTGCACTTCCACCGCTTCCGCGAGAGGCGGAGCGGGGAGTTGGGATCGCGGGCTGCTTTCGGGTTGTCACGCATCTGGCCCGCGCTACGGGCGCAATAGGCATCACCCTTCTTAGTCCCTGGGCGTACACGCGGCCCTCCGTCCTTCGCTCTACCGGCTTGGCCGTAGGAAACGCGCCGCCCGCTGGCGGTCACCTTGACCTTGGCTTTACCGCGACGCGGAGTCGCCATTACGCGACTTCCGCCTCAGCCTCGCCCTCGGTATCCCCTTCCTCTTCGAGGAGGGGCCCCTCGGACGCTTCCTTGATCGCTGCCACGAAGGCTTCCTGGCGAGTGGACAGCGCAATCTGTACGTCTGTAAAGCGACGCTGGAGCGCACCCAGCTCTTGCTGGAGCGCGACCATGTGATTCACCTCAGCGATCTGCTCAGGAGTCAGATCTTCTTCGGTGTACTGCTTGCCATCAATGCTTAACATAAAGACGTCCACGCT